TGCGCGCCAACGGCGACAACCTCCGCTACAAGGACGGTGACTTAATCACCCTCAAGGACGGCACCCAGCCGCAGCATGGCAAGTGGCTAATCAACCTCTCGTCGAAGTGGAAGCCCAGCATCGTAGACCAGAACGCCAACGACGCGGAGCTGACCGAAGAACCGGGCGACGGCACGCTCGCCAACGTGGCGTTCAAAATCGGCAGCACGAAGGATGGACGCCTCACCTACTTCCTGACCGGCGTGCAGCTGCTGCGAGTCGAAAAGAACAACACCCCCTCCCCACACAAGTTCGGCGTATACCAGCAGCTGACCGTAGAGAACGAGGGCGTCGAAGAACCGGACCCGGAATTCTAACCACCCATGAACGCGCCAATCAACTACAGTGACGACAACCTGATTGACGAACTCACCACCTGCCTGAACATCGACCAAGCCGCGCGTGCGCTCAACGTGTCGCGCGGCTGGCTGTTCCCCCGAGCGAAACGGTTGGAACGCGAAGGCAAAATCATACCGAAGTCAATCATGCCCGCATATTTCAAACCGAAGGAAGACAAATGAAGGAATTCCTAGACACCCCCCCCCGCCAACAGCCGGGCAGACACCGTATTCAACGTGGAACTTAAACGCAATCTAGGCCGATGGGCCGAGTACCGTTCATACGAGAAACGCACCACCGCGAACTCCATCGCCTACCATATCCGCAAGCACATCACCTCATGGACTGAGCCAAACGTCAACTATGCCGCAGTCGCACGCCGAAAACCGGACGGCACATACGCGGTATGGGTCAGCGCGGCAAGAATCAAGGAAAACACCAATGCTGAAACTGAATAGCCACAAGCCGGAACCATTGGAATCCGCCATCCAAAACCGTCTCATCAAAGTCTTGGAACAGCAAGGATGGTACGTGCAGAAAACCGAAGGACGCTCACGCAACGGATTCCCCGACGTGACCGCCGTCGACCCGCTCGGCAACGTGTGGTTCATCGAACTGAAACGCACGGTCGGCAAGCCAAGCCACGACCAGTGCCGCGAACTCAAAGCGCTCGCCGAACATAATGCAAACGTCATGCTCCTATACGGCATGAAGGCCGTTGACACCATCCTGCTCTACAGGAACTTGGTTGACCTGACGAACATGTACCACGACATCCTCATCGTCGATTCCGAAGGAAAAATGAAATGGACAAAGAAAATCTGACATACCGAGTCTTCCAAGACCGTGAAACATGGCTCGAAGCCCGCGAGGAAACGATAGGCGCGTCCAGTCTCGCGCATTTCATCGCCACCGGACAGCTGCCATCCCCTCCGCCTGACGTTCCGGCCGTGCAGTCGGCATTACGGTTCGGCAGCATCTGGGAGCCAATGGTCGTCAAACTGTACGCGGAGCACCTGCAAGTCTCCATCGCCGCCAAGAACACGCCAGTCGAAGAATTGAAGAACGGACAGCTCGCATGGTATGACAACAGCTTCTATACGGACGGGCGACTGCACGTCTCATTGGACGCCGCATACCGGGACCATGGAGGCATGCTGCACACCGTCGAGGTGAAGACCGGAAGCAAGCCGTCCTACACGTTCCTCACTGCGGAACAGCACAAGCAGTATTCCGCGCAGGCACAGATAGAAGCCCGCATGGTGGACACCGAGTGTGCGGAAATCATCTACGCGCAACGCCCCCCGTCATGGGAGAGGATGAGCCCCGACTACATCACCCAACAAATCAAGAAGACACTCGACATCGTGATTATTCCCGACGTGATGGACGCGGGCACATTGGAAAAGCATGCGGCGGAATACGAGCGTGCGATGCAACCTGCGGACGCGGACACTGTCGGACACCAACTATTGGCCGAACTGTTGGAAGCGAAAGACCAGTACGAGACGCTGAAGGAAAAGCTCGCCACATGGCTGGAAGAACACCCCGGAGAACGAGTGGCCTGTTCGGGACACGTCGCAAGACTGGCCGAAACCACGCGCACCACCACCGACTACAAGGCGTATTTCAGCCAGCATCCGGCCGACCTGACCCCATTCCAGAAAACATCATCGACAACGCGCCTCAGCGTGGTGAAGGATAGGAAAAATGCATGAGTTCATGATGAACTGCCTGCACATACTCGCCGCCATCCTGTCCATCCTTGGAATCGCGGCGGCCGTCCTTATCATCACCGGAACAATCAAAGGCATCATCGACGCCCATTAACCATCACGGAGAACACCATGAATGACAGCATATTCGAATGGCTTGACGAAGGCGCCCGGGCCGACATCGAGAAGATGCGACAGCCCAAGCCAATGCCCCCCGCCAGAAAAAAGAAGACCGTCACCCGCTACGCCGACATGGCACCTAAGAAAGTGAATCATAAGCGGAAGCTTAAAAAGAAGTGGATGAACGAAAACCACGAGAGAATGCTCGCTTATTGGGTGCTGTACCGGCAGCAGCATCGTGAGGAATGCGGGGCCGCATGCCGCAAATGGCAGGCGAAGTTCATGAAAGAGCATGGCGTCAGCTATACGACATGGCGCAGATGGAAGCAAACGCCTGAAGGGCTCGAACGCATAGCCGCATGGGAGGCCGAACACGGGAAGGACACGCAGTGAGGGCTTTCATCTTCGACGAGGCCGGAACAGGCAAGACGAAGCGCAGCATGGACCTGCTGGATGACGCGGAACATATCCTCGTCATCTGTCCGGCAAGCGTCGTGAAGACCGCATGGCTGCCGCAAATCCGCCAATGGTCGCACGGCAAGGCGTTGACCATAGACGACTACCGCAAGCATGGCTGGCCGGAAGACCACCGTTTCCTCGTGGTGTCCTATAACATGGCCTCCAAGCTTGGCGAAGTGCCGGACGGTTTCAGTCTCATCGTAGATGAAAGCCACATGGTGAAGAATCCTAGGAGCGGACGTTCCAAAGCCGTGAAAGGCATCAGCGACCTTGCCAAGGACGTGCTGATGCTGACCGGCACGCCAGCTCCGAAGGATTTGGAAGACCTGTACGGGCAGACCATGGTCATGTACCCGCACGCCAAGGACAGGATAACCCTATTAGGCGATTCTTGGCGCACTCTAGGGGCTTTCAGGATACGATACGGTAAACCATACACGATGAGCGTACAAGGGCGCACAGTGGTCAAATACACGTATTCCAAGCCCATGGTCGAGGAAGCGTGCCGACAGCTGCAAAAGCTCGTGTTGGACATCAGACGCGGCGGCAACCCGCTTCCGCAAACCGAATGGCTCCCATCCCCGAAAACAGAACAGGAGGATGCGGCGCTCGAACAGTGGACGAACACCCACCAGCTCGCCGAAGACGTATACGCGGCAAGCGCGAGCGCCGCAGCCGTCAAACTCGCCCAACTCGACGACGGCTTCGCCTACAAGACCGAAGACCGTGGAGAATCCTACTGGTTCGGCGTATCCAAACTCAAAGCAGTCTACGATGAAGCCAAGAGACGCGAAGACCCGACACCACTGCTCGTATGGACGCGGTTCAAAGCGGTAAGAGACGAAATCTACCGGACTTGGACGCCATGCACGGATGCGAAAACATTCCTCGCCATGACCGACCAAGAACGGGAAGGATACCGGCTCATAGTCGCCAACCCGCAGTCGATGGGCACCGGCGTGGACGGCTTGCAGCATCTCATCAAAGACCAGATATGGCTCGACCTTCCATGGACATACGCCGATTGGGAGCAGGCCAACAGAAGACTGGTGCGACGCGGAAGCCCCTATCAGGGGCGGCAGCGCATACTCGTACCGGACACGACATGGAACCGCAAGGTCATGGACGTGATAGAAGGAAGGAAAACCCTCGATGACATCATCAAGGAAAAGCAATTGGGAGAAGACGATGGAAAACGTCAATAAGGCGCTCCCCCCCAAAGACGCCGACAGTCACGGATTGGAAAACCCGAGCGACGCCATCCTAGACTCGCCGGAGCCGCAGACCGCGAAGAACGCTGTCGAAAGCATCTACGCGCGCATCGCCGACAACCTCATCCATGTGAACAACATGCTCACCGGTGAGAAGGCCGAGGAATACGGCAATCCACGCACCATGTTCCAGAACATTTCCAAACGATGGTTCGACTGCGACAACGCGGAAGTGGATGTGGCAATCATGATGGCCGAACTGAAAATCGAACGCATCAAACACGACCGCACCAAGGAAGACTCGTATATGGACGCCATCGCATATCTCGCAATGGCATTGGCGTTCATGCAGGAAAGGAAGAACAATGATTAGCAGCGACAACCGCAATGTGACGCGACTGACAGTAGGCCGCGAGGAGTGGCGGAAGATAGAATCCGGGGAGACGAGCTTCGTTCTCCGCGAAACCCAATCGCCATACGAGACTGTGGCCTTCGTGTTCTCCGACACAACCACCGGAGTCCACCTCGGCAACGCCATCATCATCGAGGAAACCACGTTCGGCGACTATGAGGCCAGCTCTTGGACGTGGAGCATGTTCGCCAAGCTCACCGACATGACAGTGCAGGAACTCAAAGAACGGTTCCCGGCGGAGGCGAGTATGGAAAACCCATACGTATGCGCAATGTACCTGTATGAAATCAAACCGATAAACGACAAGGAGCTGTTGCAGCGCCTTTGCGACGAGTAAGGAGAAAAAATACTTAACGACATCACCATCGAACAGTTCGTGGAATATCAAGACCTCATCCTGCCATACGCGGAAAAACAGTTGAACCCCAACTCGTATGACGTGACCTTGCAGGACACCATCCTTATCTTCACCATGGATGCGGAAGACGGTTACGCTGACGGCGGAGACCACACTCTGCACGGCGTCCACACCAAGCCCGTCAAAATCGACGGACACTACATGCTTCAGCCCGGACAGTTCGTCCTAGGCGCCACCGTGGAGAAAATCAGTCTCCCCGACAACATGATGGCACGATTCGACGGGAAAAGCAGCCTTGGCCGACTCGGACTCTGCACACACGTGACCGCAGGCTTCATCGACGCCGGGTTCATCGGAACCATCACCGTCGAGTTGAAGAACGAGAACAGTTTCCCCATCATGCTGAAGCCCGGCATGAGAATCGGCCAAGTGTCGTTCGGATACCTGAACGCCGCCTCGATGAAGCCGTACGGCATGGTCGGCCACTATCAGCATCAGAACGCACCTCAACCGGCTGTGGAGGTATGATATGAGTGTCAGACTGCTTCGTCAATGCCTGAACTGCGGGCGCTATATGACGTTGGAGAAATGGTATCCGGAAATGCCGTGCGATGACTGCAAGCAGGAAGTCGACCCGGTGTTGACGGACAAGAACAGACAGGAAAGATTGGAGTATACAGATGAGCGTTATTAGAGCACTAGCCCACCTCGACCCGACGCTATGCAAGCATTGCCTGAAAAAACTCACAACGAAAGAGCTGTGGCTATACAACGGATATTGTACGAAATGTTGGAGGCTGCGCGGTGACGAATGAGAAGGAAAGGCAAGGTGATAAGTTCTGATGGAAACCCTGAAGCTCGTCGTCTGCACCATCATCCTGCTTGGGTTCGTCGCAACCATCATGTGGGTGAGCAACGCATGGAACACGCGCGTTTTCATCGCATACGTGGTTACGGCCATCGTGACGGACATGATATGCGTACTGTCGGATGATTAAAGAGAAAAGCCCCCGCATGAGTCTTGCGGGGGCTTTGTCGAAACCAAAGGAGGATTGCTGGAATAACTTCCAACAGTCTTTATTGTATCAGACTAACGGCACATTGTCAAATACCAGTCGCTGCCGGACTCGGTGCCGATAGCGACATACCTCAGCTGGCCCGAAGAAGCGCCGACATAACGACCCCACAGGAAGCCATCAGCATAAACGCCCCAACCATCCAACACGACCTTACCGCCGCGACCGTAACAGGCCACAACCTGCCCATTCAACGACGGTTCGGTACGCACGTTCAACGCATCGACAACCACCTCATACGTGGTGGGGACCACAGTCGGAGACGGTGAAGCCACCGGCACCGGAGCCGGGTTCACAGGAGTGTTCGCTCCCACACCGGCATACTTGTCCCAAGCGGTCTTGTCGCCAGCGAAATAGTTCAAATCAAGCGAACCGGCATAGCCGCCGATTTGACCGTTCGAAGTGTATTGGCGCATCGGATACGCCACATACGACCAAATCGAGTTAGCGTCCTGCCAGCCGACCGCATCCATGGAAGCGTAGCACGCCTCCCAAATGCCGCAATCATGCTTGCCGCAGATATCCTTGATGAACGGGATTTCGGAACGCGAAGCATACACGAGCGGCTTCACGCCGGTCAGTCTGATGTACTGGTAGAGGAATTCGTCGAGATAGGCTCGATTGCCCCAAGCGGCGTTATCGTCCGCCTCCCAGTCAATGGATGGAACGAACTTCTTCAGATAGCCTTCGGTGTTCTTGGCGAAGAAATACGCTTCCGCCGAAGCGCCCACGCCACGGATATAATGCATGTATCCGACAGCCATGCCACGGGCTGCTGCCGCCTGAATCTTCGCATCCGCGCCAGTCCACACGGAATTCACCAGACCATGGTCGTTCGAACATTCGCCAGCGCCCCAAGTGCACTGGACCACCACGCCATCGGCGTCAATCTGGGAAACGTCGCAATCGGCCTTCCAATTGCTGATATCCACAATCCTCATTATTCGGAAACCTCCATTTCATTGCTTGCAATATGCTTGCCGGTCACCTTCGCCCTGTCGGACATTGCGAAGGAAGCCGGACTGATTGAATCGGTCTTGCCGCTCGAAGCCACGCTCGTCAGCACGCTTGCGATGGCCGCAACCAGTGCGATGCCGCAGACGTTCAGCCAATCCACTTGGAACAGGCCGACGCCGCCAATCACGCCGGCCGACAATGCGGCCTGACACGCGGTGCGGATTGCACGCTCCAACGTGTCAACCCAAAAATCCTTAGTGAACAATATTCACTGCTCCTTACTGTTGGCGTTCGCCAACGGTTCTATTGTACTCCTCAGACTGTCCGGCAGGCTGGGTTTCGGATATTGTTTCAAAAACTCGGGGTCGAGGACGTGGCAGAGTTCGCCAAGCCAATGCCCAATCGCACGAATGTACGAGGTTTTCAAATCATCCTGATATCGAAGTTCGTCGCGTTCCTGAATGAACTCGGCAAGCTTCTCGTCCTGCCGGTCGATTTCCTGTTGCATGTTCAATTGGGCTTCCGAAAGCCGCCGATAGGCTTCGCTCAAATCGCCTCGTCTGTTTTCCACCCAAGTGACGGCCGCGACCACAATGGCGCATAGTCCGGTCACGAGGGCGACGATGATGTCAGTACTCATATGGCACTATTCTAGCCGATAGGGTAGGAGATGATGGTGGAGACGATACGGTTTCCGCTCTGGCCGCCAGCGTATTCGACTTTCACGGTTCCGTCAGTCATGACGGACGCCACCGTCGGAAGATAGCCGTCTCTTGAAGGAGCGAAGCATCCTTCGTCGGCCGTGGGGTAGAACGCGCTGTTGTTAACCCGACCTACTGCCACGTTCGAACCCCAGCCGGTCAGATTGGCGTTTTCGGCCCGCAGGTTGACGTACCCCACGCCGTTGGAAGCCCACATGTATACCTTATGGCTTCCAAGATGGATGTCGCGCCGAGGCATGCCCCATCCACGCCACTTGTCGCCTTTTCTGACATAATCGCAATCATCGGACACATTATGCAATAGCGTGCCTTCAGGCACCATGGTCATGGCGTCGCGCTGGGCTGAAGTCTGCACTTGCAGCATATCACCCTTCATGGCCGCGCCGACATACGTCTGCGTGATGACCACACCAGCGGCAGCCGTATTCGACACTCCGGCAGGAATCAGTACCTGCGCCAAAGCCAAAGCGCCAGCCGGAACACTGGGCGCCACAGGAGTAGCAGCGGCCACACCATTCGCGACGCCGAACACTGGGGAATCCGAATCGTCCGACATCGGCGAGCGCGTCTCCTGCTGCTTCACAAACACCACGTCGATACGCGAATTAGCGGACGGGGCGGCCTGCACCGGCACTTTCACATCTCCATCGTTCTGGATGAGGAGCGCGCCATACCTGTTCAATACCGCATTGAACGGATGCACCGTCACACTCATGGAATCACTGTTGCCCGTCACGAGATTGTCCTGCGAACGGTCGAGAATGCCCGCAATCGGCAGCATCGTCGTATTGTCGCAGACGAAAAGTCCGCTCATGTCGCGGCGAGCATCCAGAAACGAAGCCTTGCCGGACACCGCGAACAGGCTATTCCTCAACGTCATTATCAATCTTTCCTTCCAACGCTTTCAAACGTTCCTCAAGCCGGTCGATACGGTCATGGGCGAGATGGGCCTCATGTATGGCCCACACGCCCAGCATCGGATAGTTGATGCCGACAGGCTCGTAGTCATCATTATACTCGACGAACTGCCCCAAGCCGTTGTCGTCCAACTCTTCGGCAATCATGCCGATGTGGATGGCCGCGTCATCGCCGTTCGTGTTCACATCGTCGATGAAACGGTAGAGCGTCCAATCCACTGAGCGCATCTGCTCTAACGTGATGTCCGGCATCATGAAGTCCTGCTTCACCTTGCGGCTTGACTGCGCCGTACCCATCGTGCCGTCCGACAACGCCCACACCGCACGCCACGAGCCTGCGGAAAACACGTTGTTATAGGCGTTTGTCGTATTAGTGCCTCCACGGCCCGGAGGCAATACACCCCAATTCCACGCATTGCATTTCGCGTCGATGGTCGCCCGGTCATACGAGTTCCTGTTGATGGACGCGGCTACCGTCTGGTCGATGTTCGCGCTGATGTCCAACACCTTCTGAATCGCCTGAGTCAACTGCGAGCCGGACGGTTTTTCCAGTTCGCGTAACCGGCGGCCATACTCGTTCAACGTGGACACGAGCTTGTTGGTCGCCTGAGCCGGGTTCTTCACGTCGAGCACGCCGTCATCGTCGGCGACTGGTGCGGCGCCGTCCGCCGACTCGCCCTGATGCACTACGATTTCCATTATTCCACCGTCACTTTCACACCGTCGAACACGTCTCCCAACGTGAACGTAATCCAATTCGAACTTTCATCGGCCTTGATGCCGGTGATGCGCCGCGTATGCGCGCCATCCACATAATACCAGTCGCCCTTCGTTGTGAACCTGATATAATCGCCCACCGTATAATTGGCGAGCGTCTGATTCACGGAATGCAGGTATCCGCGATGCACTTTCGCCTCGGTGGATGATACGGGCTGCCAGTAGACGGCGGCCGCCTCGTTCGCATACGCCTGCAACGTGTTTTGCAGCTTCACCGTCGAATGGCTGGAATCAACGCTCTCCCATATCGGCGCTCCGGCCTTGTCCAGAATGTCCGTATAGGCGGACGCGACAAGCGTCTTATCATCCGATTTGCCGGACGTGAACCATTGCAGGGATGCGAGCTTGTCGCCATCATCAGTCGCGGACAATGATGCGATGCCCGGCTGCATGGCGGACGCGCTGAAATAGTGTGTTTCGCCGCCGAGCAGCGGATGTCCGGTCTTCATATGCCACTCGTATCCCAATCCGTCAGCCGTGCGCGTGGGGAAGAATCCGATGTCGCAGCCGTTCTGATAGTTCGTGATGTTTGTCAGCACCTCGCCTACATAGTTGAGGTCCACGGCCTGATAGTTCGCTTCGGACTTGCCTGTCTCCGCCGTCTCCAGTACGACAGGCACGTTGCTGTGGGGCCAGCTCATGGCCTGTTCGACGAGATTGCGTGCGACCGTGTTCCATGTGACGTTCTTGTATGACGTGTCGTATTGAGGGTCCGGCGAACCGTCCGGCTTGACGAGGCTTTTGCCAATCGCCTTCGCCGGAAGAACCGTCCTGTGGTCGAAATACGTCCACATGCCGGAGGCGACCAAGGTCAGAACGCCAGAGTCGGCGTCATAGTCGCGGCGCATGAGCACGCCGCCGACCGTCAGACCGTCATCTTCGGCGACCATGACCGTCTTGCCGATGGCGGCGGTGTTACTCAAGTCCAACAGTCGCGCATCGTTGGCGATATATTGCAGCCTCGTATCATCCGAGCTTGCGTAAATAGGCACCTTCACCGTAAGCGAATCCGTGTCGTTCAGCTTCATCTCCCATTCGGCGGAAGTGTGCGGCAGCGGGATGATGCGGCGTCCGGTCAGCAGGTCAGCAAGATAGATTCTCACCTCCAAGCCTCCTTCCATTCGACCGTCATCGACGGGGTGCCCGACTGCACGCCAAGCGGCGTGAACTGTATCGTCGCATCACCCGAAGGGCGGAACCAGTTCTCTTCGGTGAGGAACATGCTCAAATCCGACTGGTTCTGGAACAGGACGCGCTCATTGTCGAAATCGAACACCATCGTTTCGTCCGGGTTGATTTGACGGTGGAATTCGACCGCTTCGCCGGTTTCGATGCAGTGGATGCGCACGCCTTCCGACAATCCGCCACTGATTTTCACGACAAGATGCGTCGGAGCGAAACCACTGCCGATAATGGCGACTCGTCCCGGATTGCCGACCTCACCTTCCGTCAGCGGGTCGAGCAGCGGGTCGGTGATGCCCTCGCCGTCCGTCGGCACGCCGACCGTCTGCGAGCGCAACGGCCCATACAGGTAGGGGGATGGCGCGAGCAATCCAATCTGGAACGCGGCCTTGCCGCGATACCGGTATTCGTCCACGGTCATCGACCTGAGTTCCGCATCGCACGACAATGCTTCACCGGCGCCCTTCTGCACGGTGACCGGAACCAAGCGTCCGGCCATGCCTCGCAGACGGCGCATCGTCTCGTCGGTGGCTTCGACCGTGCCGGTCGAATAGTAGCCGTTGACGGTGATGGTGCGCCCATCATAGTATGTAGTGCCGGGAACGGCGTTGCCGTCAGCCCTCGCCCAAGAATCCTGTTCGGTCTTGGCCGACGGCAAATCGTCGAACCCGCTCATGGACACCAGTGTGAACTCGTGTCCGGCATCGCCGTAAAGCGTGATGTCACCAACGGTGACGGTTATCGTACTCAAGGTCTGACACTTCCAATCATCTCATTGTTCAAAGCGTATCCGAATCGGCGGGCCACCAGTTCCACGTCGCTCAACGGGCTTGCCACCACATTGTCGATGTGGACGCCTCCAGCATTCCGCTGCTCCGCCGACACCATTCCAGTATAGTCCGTAAGCCGAGGAGACGACACCATGCCAAGACCGGCCGCGTCAATCTGGTCGAAATCCAAGGAGCCGAGCACGTCATCGACCTGACCGCGCACGAACGCGCCTTGAGCGCCGATGGCCTTGCCGAAATCGCGCATAAGATGCTCGCCCGACACGCTGGTGTAGCCGGAACCGGAGAACGGACCGACCTTCGCAGGAGAGAACGGGAAGAAGTCTCGAATCTTCTGCAACGCGCCACTGACCGCGCTTTTCACGCCTTCGACCGCGTTGAGGATGCCATCTTTGAAACCGTTCATCAACGCCGCGCCGGAGTCCAGCAGCCATGAGCCAGCATCGGCGAACATACCGGTGATTCGACCCGGAATGCCCTTGATATAGCCGAGAATCCTACCACCCAACCCGGCGAACGGTCGGGCGATGTTCCCGATAATCGCAGGAATCGCGCCTACTACGGCCATGAAAATGCTTGGGAAGTTCGAGGCGATGCTGGTCACCACGCTGACGAAAGCGTTCAACAGCATGGGTAGTCCGTTGATGATGCCGGTCACCAATCCGCCGATGATTGCGGGCAGCTGGTTGATGATGGCGACGGCGATGCCCGGCAACGCGGCAGCCAACGAGGTTATCACGCTCGTGAGGGCGGACATCAATGCTGGAATCAGCGTCGGCAACGCGGAGGCGATGCTCTGTCCGATGGAGGGGAGCGCGGCCACGATGGTGGCGCCCAACGTTTGAATGCCGGAAGCCAAGGATGCGCCGAAGCCGCTGATGAAACCGGCGATTGCCCCGCTGTTGTCTCCGATTGCGGAGAACGCGACCTGAATGCCTGCTATCAGCGCCTGACCGAGCGACGTCATGAGCGACGGAATCTGGCCTGCCATCGTGGCGAACAGCGCGCCGAACGCTTCCAGCATCGGCTGACCGTAAGTGCTGATGAACGTTGGCAGTTGGGCGAACATGCCTGAGAACGCCTGCGTGATTTGCGGCAGCATCGTCATCAACGCCGGGCCAAGCGTCTGTCCGACGCTCACGAGCGCGTTGGCGATGCCCGGCAGTGCGGCCGTGACGCTCGACACCATCTGCGGAAGGGCGGTTGCGAACGCGCTCGCCATGGCGGGCAGTTTTGTCTGGATGCCGGTGAGCGTGTTGTCGAGACTCTTCTGCCATTCGTCGAACTTGCCTGACATCTGGGACGGGTCGAGCTTGAACAGCGTCTGGAAGCCGATTGTCAGGCCGGTGAATATCGCGCCTGTCACACCCAACTGGGATGCGATGCCGCCAATCTTGCCGATTGCCGCACCGACTCCATTCACGGCCGCGCCGAATCCCTTCAACGCGCCGGAAGACACTTTCAGCGCGGCGGAGCCGATAGTAGAGAACGCGGCCTTTCCAGAAGACGCCAATGGGGCGAACCGTTCGACGAGACGCGACACGGCTCCGCCGAACGTGGCGGACAATCCTGCACCAACCGTCTTCGCCGCAGACGTCAACGGGGTGAACGGATTCTGCCCTTTGAACGAGCCGAAAACCTTTTCGGGAAGACCTTGGAACGGAATCGACAACGTGGACGCAGCTTCCGCGCCGAACGACTTGAGCGCGCCCTTGACGGAAGCCAAGCCGTTGCCGACCGCCGACCCAAGCTGGGACATGGTGTCGCTGATGCCGGTAGAATCCAGCATCTCGTCGAACACGGTCTTGAATTCAGCCGCCTTGCCCTTCACGTTCTCGACCATGGTGAGCACGCCGGATTCCACGTCTGCGCGAAGGACTTCCATCTTCGTCTTGGCGTTCGAGACGATTTCCGCGAGAATGTCCTTGACCGGCGCCCACTGCTGCGCCGTGTTCGCGGCATAGTTGGACAATCCGGCCTTCAGATTGCCGAACGTCTGCATGATGCTGTCGGACGCGGACACGGCGGAGCCGACCAAGGGGAGGAACATGTCTGGAATCTTGAAGCCGGTAAGCTCCTTGAATTCGCGTCCCACCTGCACTAGCTTGTCGCGGTAGATGTCGGCGTCCTGTCCGGCGACATCCAACGAACGGTAGATGCCGGAATCCACGGCGATGGTGTCTGCGGCGGCGCGAATGTCGCGGAACGCCTGAACGAGTGAGGGGGCCTTCTTCCGTGCGGCGGCATCCACTTCGGTGTTGAGGGTTTCGAACGCTTTGAGGAACGCTTCGGGAAGCGCTTCAGCGTCGGAACCCATCGCGTTCAAACCGTTTTGCAGAAGCTTCACATTGTCGGACACGTGTCCGACGCCGTTCAGCAGATTCGACGCGGCCTTCTGGACGATATCGAAGCCAGCCGCGCCCTTCTCGCCGAAGCCGAACGCGTACGACCCCAAGTCTTCGAACGCGACGTTGAACTTGCCGAGCGCGTTCTGCGCCCTCGTCGATTCGGACAGCGTTTTCGACATCGCGTCGGACATGGACGCGAGCTTGTCGATGGCCGCAGCCGATGCGGACACGGCGGCTCCGAATGCGCTTGTGAAGCCGGAACCAAGTTTGATGAGCGTGTTCTTCACTCCCACCAGCGCGGTTCCGATGAACGGGATGCGGGATGCGAACCGGTCGTTCGTGGCGACCATGAGGCTGAAGACGGTGGTGCCGATGACGCCCACGGTGTTCAGCGCGTCGCCCAAGGAGGATAGGAGGTTGGCGTTCTGCGAGTTCAGGCTGATAATGTTCGTCAACGGGGCGAGGAACTGTTCGACCTGCTGCGCGTTGAACGCCTTGTTGACGGCTGGCGCCAGCTGGTTGACGAACGTGGCGGCCAGCGTGGACGCGGCGTTCGACAATGGCACGAATCCCGCGAGCATTTCGCCGAACGTGTCCACCATGCCGGAACCGGAAATGGCGGTCAACGCCTTGCCGACGTTCCCGGACAGTGCGGTGGCGGCTTCGGCAGACCTTACGCCGACCGTGTTCTTGATGCTGTTCCACGCGCGGTCTGCCGTGACGGGCATGGCGGCGAACTGCTTCTCGATGGCGTCGGCGTTCTCAAGCACCGTATCATAGAGGGCTTGGCCGCTGATTTTGCCTTCCTTGCCCAACTGTTTCAGCTCGCCTACGGACACATTGAGATGCTTGGCGAGCATTCGTGCGATTTGCGGCGAGTTCTCCATGATGGAAGTCAGCTCGTCGCCGTTGACGATGCCCTTGCCCAATGCTTGGGTAATCTGGCGCATGGCGCTGGACGCTTCCTGCGTGGAAGCGCCGGTGCTGACCATGTTCATGTCGAGCAGTTTGGTGAACTTGGCCGCGTCACCGTAATTGGTCACGACTTCCGGCGCGAGCGTGCGCAGGCGTGCCGCCGACTGGACGAAGTCGTCCGTGGAGACGCCGACCTTGTTCGCGTATTTCAGCGACGTTTCGAGAGAGTCTTTATAGTCTCCGGTGTCGCCAACCGCGTTTTGCAGCATTGCGGTGGCCCGGCCCCACTGGTTGCCCATTTCGATGATGTTGGACGTGACGTTTTTGACGGCATTGCCGACCGATGCGACCGCTACGATGGCGGCGGCGGTGTTCAGATACCTGCCGAGGTCGAGGTTCGCGAAGCTGTCTCCGAAAGCGTTGGCGGAACGCCGTCCACCGGTGGTGAATGAGGAGAACACGCCGTTGAGCGCGCCTTTCACGCCGCCTTGCAGGTCGAGGCTCTTATTGAACGAGCCGGAGAACAGTTGTGACATACCCAAGCCGTGAGAAGCGAAGAGTCGGCCTGTGCCGGACGCCAGTTTGGGCTGGACGGCTGGGGTGAGCACCGCGCCCTTGCTTGCCTTGACAAGTGCGGACTGCAAGCCTTCCAATGATGGGAGTACTTGTATCCATGCTGTCGCGATGCTGCCCTTTGCCATCTATTGTCCCTTTCGGTGAAGACCCAACGCCTTGTTGATGTCTTCGGTGTTCATCGAATCGAGTTCGTAATCCTCCCTCTTGGTGTCCTTCTGGTTTTCCGGCAGTACGCTTTTCGGCTTACTCCCTTTGCCGGAGTAGGGGGCGAGCGTTGACTGTTGGATGATGTCGAGCAGTCGTGCGGTCGCTCCGAACGTGCCTATGAGTTTCGCCCGTTCCAATATGGCGTATTGGCGTGGGCTACCGTATTGGCTTGCGAAGTCAGCCAAGATTTGGCTGTCCCATTTGTCTGGGTTTATCGCATAGGTTAGTCTTTCGACTGTGATTCCGTAATTGTCGGTAATTTTCCCGACAGGTATTCCCATGCGTCGATGATGTCGTCGTCAACCGCGTTCATGAGCTGTTCGTACTTGGCTTCGGTCAGTACGGTCTGCATGAGCTTGTCGATGAGCCATACGGTTTCCAAGCTGTCTTCCATGCCGTCGCTGTGGATGGCCTGCTGGAATTTGCGGTTGCGGAGGAGCTTCGCGTAGGCGTCGGCCCAATCGTCGTTGAAGTCTTCGATGGTGATGGTTGGCTTGCGTTTTGCCATTGGTTTTCCTTTCGTTGTCTGTCTATATAAGAATACCCCACATACCGGTCAATGACAGGCATGTGGGGGGATTTTCTGCGCGGAATGCTACATCGAAACGAGCGACATATCGTCGAACTTAATGGGCACTCTAGTATCAAGTGTGGTCACGACAACCTGAGCCGTCACCGGCGAACCGTCTGACCTGAACGCCGCAGAGAACGCCTCCCACTGTTCCTTCTGTTGCGAACTCGGCGAGGTGCTGAACAGGACTGAGTGCGTGTTGATGTCTTTTACCTCAACACGGGCACTTCGAGGAGGTGTCCAGCTACTATTCATGTAGAACGACAACTTAAAGTCTTGGTTCGGCGGAATGACGAACGTGCCTGACGATGCGCTAACCGGTAGCGGTGGTCCGATGTTAAGCCATTTTTTGCCGCCCAACGCACCAATGCATTCAGCAGGAGTCCACACCGCGTTCGCATCCTCGAAACTGCCGTTCGGGATTAGATTGTCGATAAACTCTCCGAAATCGTAGGCGGCATCTGAGTTCAGAACGCTCTTATATCGCACTGCGCCCCAAACGTTGACACCGCCACTCGTACCATCGACTGTGGATTTCAGAATCTTCAGACCGAACACTGTACCTTTCGGCAGGGTGAGAACGCCGGTGTACACGCCGTTCTCACCCTTTGTCATCTTCACACCGGAGGTTCGCTGCCAAGGTTCGGACTGCCCCAATCGCCGAGAATCCACATCGCACCACCTTCAGCCACCGTCGTATCGGTGACGGTTACCGTAAGGCTACGATTCGGAGAGTCTACGATTTTGGGATGGTGATGTACTGGATCTGAGCGGGCTGGGTGGCGGTCGGATACGCGCTGATGGTGAACTCGAAGTTCACGAGAGCCGTATGCACGTGGGTGATGTCGCCGGTGATGAGGAACGTGGCGTCCGCCATCACGTTGCGGCGCTTGCGTCCACCCTTGAGCATTTCGTCGATGACGATGACGTGGTGTTCAAGGTCGCCAGCCTGCTCCTTGACGGTGATGACGCCATCCTTGGTATCGGTGGCGTTGGTGACGGTCACGTTGCCGGAGCCGTAGGCGACCTTGAGCAGGTCTTCGTTCAGGGCTTCGATGCAGGTGCCCGTCCAAGTCTTGGAGAACGTCGGGGTGGCACGGGCTGCGGGATTCGGGGACGGCGCCCCGCCGTGAC